AGTAGCTTGAGCTAATCTAGCTGCTTCAGCTTGGGCGCCACCAAAAGTTGTTGCTCCATAACCACTTGCTTGAGATAACGCAGCAGGAGCAGCTTGCGCTCCACCAAAAGTTGTTGCTCCATATCCAGTTGATTGAGCTAAATTAGCAGGAGCAGCCTGGGAGCCACCAAATTGATTTGCTGTGTATCCAGTACCAGCAGCTAAGTTAGTTGCTCCTGTTTGAGCCCCACCAAATTGATTGGCTGTATAACCTTGGGCGGCAGCATTCTGAGATGCGCCAGCAGAAGCACCCGTTCCTGTTTGGGCTGTATAACCTAAAGCAGAAGCCAAAGCAGCAGGGCCAGCAGATGTGCCAGCACCTGTTTGTGCTGTATACCCTTGAGCGCCTGCTAATGTAGCAGGACCAGCACCAGAATACTGACCAGTTGTAGCGTTATAACCTTGTTGAGCAGCCATAGCTGCAGGAGCTACTGTTGCACCGCCATAAGCATTGTATGCAACATTCTGTGGTTGGTAACCATATGAAGAAACCGCCATGTTTGCGGCAAGCTGCAGTTCGTTCTGTTGTCTACTATTAGGGTCAGCAAATTGACGGGTTGCGGAATATGCCGCTTGCTGGTCAGGGGTAAGTTGAGCAAACTCCCTCGGGCCTAATCCTGCCGCAACACCTTGAGCTTGTTGAACGTTTCCTAAATATGCATCCCGCAATGCAGGGTCAAGCGAACTTCCGCTACTGCTACTTCCACCTAGAGACATATTATTCCCCTTGTATCCATTTAATTGCATCATCATGTGCCGTAAAATAACGCCACATATCTGTACTTACTTCTCGGGCTGCTTCTTTACCTCTAAGCAGCATAACAATCATTGGTGCGATTTGTAAGGAAATAATTCGTAATGTGAGCGCATAAGCCCTGTCATTAGAATCACCCTTCTCAAGTTCAACAGAGTCAAGCCATGCGTTGATACTCTGAATAACCAATGGCATTAAGAATGCCTTGTTTTGGTTAAAAAACTCATTTGTTGGTAGTGTGACCAAAGCACTCCAAAAGACTGCATCAATCTCTTTTCTGCTTGGCTGATTATCTTTGTCTACTAAATCATCCCATAATTCAGCAATACTTGACAAAGAGACAATAAAGTCTACAGCACTTTGGTTACCACCAAACCATTCTAACAGTTTAGAATTTCTTGCGTCACGCCATTCTTGGCTGTCATGTTCAATCATATTCTTTTTACAAACTTATTTCCAATTATTTATCGCATACTTCCAGGACTTCCACTAAACCGGATAATTCCAACTCGCCAATCAGTTAATTTAACGCCCTCAATCTTTGCGGCAATCTGCCTACCAGTTATGCGTACTGAGGTAGGGCTATTAACTGAGTATGGCCCATAATTGTATTCAGTGGCATTTGGATAGAACTTAGTACTGAATCTAACTTGAACGTCACCTGCTGTATTTTCGTCAGGAACTAATCCTGTCAAATTCATGGTTCTTTCCCCATTGCCCAACTCTACAGGGCCAGACTCAGCAAACAATGTTTGACCATCATAAGCAAATCCAACTTCATGCTCATAGACATAACTATCTGTAGAAACCATAATTGGATTAGCAAAGATACCACGATCTGTACCGCAAGTACGTGCTAAAGTGCCAATAGCCCAATGGCCTTCTCGATAGTTGTAAGAAACATAAGAATCTACTTCATTAGAAGCAGAACTTGGGTAAAACCACCAGATCTCACCAAATGTTGAGTTGTGTACACAATACACTTTAGATGACTGAGTTGTGTTCATGTTACTAAACACATAGTCAGAAACATCACAAGGCAATGGCTTAACAAAACCATCGTAAATCCAAAAGCCTGATCCAGACATCCAGATACAAGCGTTGTCAGTGGCAGCTACTGATTGCTTAGAAATAACTCCACAACCAGAGCCAACACGCTCAAAACTGTAAATAAACGGCGGTCCAATGTATGTAGCAGTATGTACATCCACATCAGTAAACAGAATAGTTGAGCCACGTATGCGTTTAGCGCATTGTAAAGAGCCGATTGTGGTTAACTCAAAGTCACCAGCTTGGTTGGTAGCAGCAGGAGTCCATACAGTATTATTTTCTTGGTCACACCATTGGACTTTACGAGGATTCCCACCAGCACCCAATGCAAATAAGAATCGCTCTTGAGTAGTAATTAAACCAGTACAGCTAGTTGGTGCGTTAGTAAGTGCAGCAGCATCACTAGCAGTGTTTAATTGCCATTCAAGTAACTTGCCATCTTTGGATGAGCAACCAACTAAATACTCACCCCAAGTATCTAAACTCCAAGTAGTAGCAGCAGTGTATTGGCCTAGATCTGGACGAGCAACACCATAAGCAGATGATCCATAAGTTCCATATCCATAACCAATTTTTAGTACAGCATCTGGATCACCAACAGTAAAGCTAGCTGGGGTAATGTCAGTAAGAGTACCATTCTCATTCATTGAATAAAGATTTGAATGCGTACCAATCCCAATACGTCTGTTATTGTTATTATCCCTCCAATTAATCAAACCTCGAGCCATGCCTGTCAACTGAGAAGTAGAACGTTTTCTCCATCCACCTACAGGACGGATAGTGCTTTCATACCAGCGGACCAAATTTGATCCATTCCAACGGCCTTTGGACTGATATTCAGTCCCATTTTTGTATACGCCTGGTGGAATTTGGAGTGGAATGTAAGCCATGTTTGCAGTCTATCAGTTTGGTAGGTTAGACACAAAACTCATTGTAACAATAGCTGATGGCACTGCTGGGCGTGTTGGAGTTGTTCCAGCAGGATACTGCTCAATTGTCACGCCAATATCGGTTGGCCTCCACATGATTTCAACATAATCTGCAGCATTTAAGCTCAAAAAATAATTCATTGCAGCAATACTATGAAACGGATCTCCAACGCCTTTTCTTGGTGCAAATCCAAATCTACTATTTGAGTTGGCAGAATTTGTACCGTTGACCTTAAACCAAACATCTACATCTTGAGAGGCATTTGTTGTATTTGTAAACTGAATGGAAAACTGAAGGTTATAAATACCAGAGTCTGCAACATTAAGCCTAGAACTGTTTGACAAAGTGACTCCGTTAGAAAAGTCAGTTGTATTAAAAGTTATAGCGTAAGCCGTAGTTGTATTGGCAGCAACTTGATCTGTGCTATCTTGGAAAGCACCATAAGGATTATTCAAGTACTTGCCACCCCTTGGGCCAATTACAGACTGTATTGAGTTAACTAACTTTGTAAAAAACAACCTCAAAAGGCCATTGTTTTGATTTTGGACATTTTGAGAGTAAACAGTTCCTGACGTACCTAAAGAAGGTATAGCAGGAATTTCTAACTGTTGTTTAGCCATTACTTTTTAAGCCAGGTCTGCCAGATAGCACCTGCAGCCATAATCAACCCACCAATCCAAAGAATAGGTTTGGCAGCAGAGGCCATCCAACCTAAGACTTTAAAAGCCCCATCTAAAGCATTTATAGCCTCTACAAGACCTTTTGTGTTCTTGTCAATGGTATCTACCTTAGTTTCAACTGCAAGCAGTCTTTCGTAGATTTGGGCATGGGTGACTTCTTCAGTCATGGTGCATCAGGCCAAGTGATTGTCCAAGGGAAACCAGTTTGATCTGGCAATTCACGCAAAGCAATTCGATACGCAGCCCATGCATCTTTATCCGCAGTGCTGTCGGTAATCTGTGTCCAATCGCAGTCTTTAAGCTTGTCGTTGCGTGAAGCACGAACACTCTTAGCCTGTTCAGCATCTTTCATAGCCTTGTACGCAGTCTCTTGCTCAGCAGCAGTAGTTTCGCCGTCCGTAAAGACTGGGCCAAGGATGTACTTGGTGTACCACTTGCCCTCAAGTTGTTCCACCCCTGCCGCTTGGCTGTATTGATACACAGTACCACCAGATGCTTGTGGGCCTTCCAACACTGCGTCAACCCCAATGGCCTCCATGACTTCAGGAGTCAGTTGGTCATAAGATGGGCCATCGTTGGCTCTGAGGTATGAGCGCAGTTCGCTCTCATACATGACTGCGCCTGTTTCTCTGATTCGGATTTGCATGATGATTCCTTACGCTATAGCCAAAAAGATGTAGGTAGCTGCACTCACGTTGATTGCCGCCAAGATGGTTGAGTTCAGCGCAAAGCCCGTTGAAACTGTGGTTACTGAACCAAGCGTAGCAACTTCAGCCGCTGTGTCATTCAAAAGCAGGTACGGATCTGTTAATACCGTCATTCCACGGGCTGTGTCGTATGTGTACCAATCACCTATTGCGTCTGTACGTTTAATTAACACAAACCTAGCCCCGCCTGTAAAGCCGCAGTTAATGGTCTGGGTTGTGCCGTTACCTGTGTAGCTTCCAACTTTAGAGACGCCGGGGCAGGTTGCAAAAAGGTAGGCAACATATGTCTGTCCCGAAACGTTAGGCTCTGTACCAACAGTAAACACTGAAGAAGTAGGTGCAGTATCATTCCATGCCGTAGATCTTACTTGAGCAGCAGAACTAAGATATAGTTGCAATCGATTTGTTGGGCCTGTAGTTGCCGTGTAACAAGGCCAAGTTTCTGTGCCAGACCTTCTTTTTACAATAATAAACTCAGGAACTGCCGCTAAATTGTGAGCAACAGTCATTGCTGTGCCTGTGCCAGAATAACAAACTTCATCAAAAAATTGCGGCGCACGTTTATAAAAATAATTAACGTATGGGATTGCGTTAGTATTAATGGAAATATTTCCATTTGGCCCCAACGTCACTCCATTCATGTCAAAAGACACAAGATCAAGAGTTGTATTGGAAGATGTGGTTTCTCCGATATTTGAATTGGAAACCAAAGAAACTCCTCTACCACGAAGTCGATCTAAGAAAAATTTATCACCACCCGATGTTTGAAATGCATTATATAAATCTGGTGTAAATCCAGCCGCTACTGTAGCGGCAGCGTTAGTTCCCGTTCGTGTTACAGGCGCAAACACCTTAGTCGCATCCGTAGGCACTTTCATCGGGCCACGGCGTATGGCAATATAAATCATTTTATCGCCACCAGTGGCATTATTATTTGTTATAAAACCAGTTGATGTAATACGAACATTTCCTGTAGCAGTTGTTTCTTGTTGTGCAAGATTTGCATATAACGCTTGGGTGTTTCCACTTTTATCAACAGTAAAACCTCTCATCGTGTCAGCAATTTGCCAATCTCCAGCAAATGCGGCAGATGTGGAATTTTTAGTCAAAACAAATTGCGGTTCGTATCCTAAATTTATTGCTACATTTGCACCCTCTGACCAACTGCCACACGAAATCACATTGTCCGTACCCGTCAGGCCAAAGCCTCCTGCGTCATGGGCGTAGATGTAAGCCACATAAGTGCCACCAGAGGCGTTAACTGTTGCATCAGTTCCAAGGCTGAAAACTGTGCTTGTTGGTGTTGTGCTGTTCCAACGTGTAGCGCCTGTGGCTACTGCTGCTGTACTGTTCAGCACTATGTATTGCGTGTTTGCAAGACTGCGGTGATACACCTGCCACGCGCCTGTTGTATCTGTGCGCTTGACCATAATGCAGCCCGGCACTGAGCCAAGGCTGTGGGCAATTGTGCGGTTAGCTCCTGTCCCTGTATAAGTCACAATATCAAAGAACTTTGGCTGCTCTCGGAATGTCCATGAAACGTAGGTAGCGGCAGAAGTGTTGTAGTCAGCATCAGCACCAATCGTAAATCCCGTTGTGCCAAATGCAGTTAAGCCTGTGGTTTCAGTTGTTTCTGCGGCAGTAGAATTTGACTCAAGTGATTTTGTAACGCCCCTTGTTGTATCAGTTAAACGATGACCTGTTGCGCCACTTCTACCTTTTATCCAAGTTAAACCACCATAAGTTGTTGTATTAATATTATTGGTGATGGTCTGAGATGCGCCTGTACCCGTATAAAGGTACGTGCTGAACACGTCCTCGATGTAGTTGACAGCAGTTACTTGTGCAAACTCACCAAAGCCTTGAGCCGATGCCGCACCTCTAGTTTGAACTAATGGCATGGTTTTCCTTTAAGCAAACTTGGTCTGTGAAGTGAACACAGTAAATGCCGCATTGCCCGTCTTGATGATTGTGTACATATACACATCAACTGCACTTGCATTACCCGCCGCATACGCTGTCCCGCCCTGATACTTAGGGGTCACAGTTGTGCCGTCTACCTGCACCACAGAGTTGTAGTAGGCTGTAGCGCCTTGCGTTACAAGGAAAGCCGCAGTAACCGACTGACCCGTGGACATAGCAGTGTTCAATGATGTACCGCTTGACGCTCTGAAGTTGACTGTCCAGTTGGCTGATGCGTTGCTGGTGTAGTACACAACAGACTGAGTGGTTACGTCGTAGTCGATCGTGCCAGTAGCCGCTGTTGCTGATACTGTTGCTACCTCTGCTACATCGTTCAGGATCATCGCAATGACACTAGATGAACCAGAGAAAGTATTTGTGCCTGTAAAGGTTTGTGTTGCTGCAAGACTTACATCGCCAGGAGCCGCAAAACCCAATGTTCCAGAACCGTTGGTCTTTAGAACATAGTTGGCTGTAGAGTCGGTAGTAGGCAGGGTAAAGGCAGTTACAAAGCTTTGCAAGTTGGCATCGTAAGCAAGTACATCTGTACTGATTGCTAAACCAAGAGCTGTCCTTGCGGCTGAAGCAGTAGCACCGCCTGTACCACCTTTGGTAATCTTCAGAATAGGACCAGCATCAAACAAAGCATCAATAGAGTCTAGATCCGTATTGATCTTTGTACCCCATGAATCTGTGGATGCGCCAACTTCTGGCTTTGTTAAGCCTAGATTTGTGGTGGTTGTATCTGCCATGTTTTACCCCTAATAGTCTGAACTTTATACAGAAACTGTTGTCCAGATTTCGGACACATCTGATTCTGTTTCCCATTTCTTTCTAGCATTAATTACAACACTAGAAGTATCAATAATTGCTGCTGAAAAATGCTGTATGCGGTTGTATTCAATATTCAAAGCACTTATATCAATGATAAAAAGACTTCCAACAGCATCAATACCACCCGCAACTGTTAATACAGATGTGTCAACTATTGAAACATCTCCACTTGCAATTTTTGCTGCAGTTATGGATACAGTGCTTACAGAACTTATTTCAAATTGAGCATCTTTTATCTTATCGCCAGCAACAACTACAGTAGAAGCATCGACAATTGCAAGCGCACCTAAGTACGCTCCATAGGAGTATTGACCCCCACTGTAATCGCCACGCCCGTAAGCAGCCATCTTATGCCAATGTTATAGACAAACTAGAAGCAGGAATGCGGAAAATGTCTCCATCATTAATTGCTTTTGCAGTAGTCAATGGCGCCCAAGCAAGCAAAGTTCCACCAGTTGA